CGCTTCTCTCTATCTGAAGCCGATCAGCCTGAACTGGCAGGGACTAGCCATGATTGGCCTCGATTGGAAACGATCGTGCCTGACGCTGCCGGGTCATACGGGGCTGAAGTGGGGGGATGGTCAGAGGAGCATTTAGGGATGACTCTTATGCCTTGGCAGCTTCGTGCGCTTGACGGTCAGTTGGCTCATGACAAGAATGGTGATCTGCTGCATCGAACGAGCCTTGTTTCTACTGCCAGACAGAACGGTAAGACCGTTGCCCTTGGTGCTTTGGTCGGATGGTGGCTCACAGAAATGCCAAAAATACGGGGAAAGAAACAAACGGTGCTCACGACCGCTAACCGACTTGACTTGGCTATCACACTGTTTGATGAGATCGCCCCAGTGCTCGAGGCACGCTTCGGTGCATCCTGCGTCAAGGCTTACGGGCGTAACTCGGTAACAATGCCAGACGGCAGCAAATGGACGGTCAGAGCTGCAAAGCCATCGGTAGGTCACGGCACTAGCAACGATCTAATTGTGGCAGACGAAATCTGGGACATGTCGCAGCTCGCTATTGACGGCGGACTAATACCATCTATGCGCGCACGAAAATCACCGCTACTCAGCTGCTGGTCAACGGCTGGCACTGAAGCCTCAACCGCGTTTCTGCGTTGGCGTGAACAAGGTCTTCGAGCCATTGACCGTGGGGAACGATCGTCGCTGTACTTTGCCGAGTGGTCACCGCCACCAGACTTAGACCCGATGAACTCTGCCGCATGGGCTTACGGCAACCCTGCGCTCGGACATACATTGGAATTGTCAACGATCGAAGCCGAGTCTCAAAACCCTGACCGCGCCCAATTCTTGCGAGCATCCGTCAATCTGTGGGTGGCATCCGATCGCGGATGGATTCCGCCCGGTGTTTGGCCTGCGCTCGAGCATGAAGGTGACATACCGACAGGCGGCATCGTTGCCATTGAGACCAGCATGGACGACTCGCGCTACTTCGGTCTGCGCGCCGTGTCACTGCCTGACCGCCGCATCGTCGTAACCGTGGCTTTTGTCGTAGACAGTTTCGCAGCTCTCTTGCTCGAGGTTGATCGACTTACCGCCGAGGGCTGCCGCTTTGCAATCTCACCCAGCATCGACATCCAGTGGCCTCGACATCTTGAGACTAAAAAGGTCATTGTTGGCTACGGCGAAATACTGAAATACACCCCCACAGTAAGAAACCTAATAGCAGAAAAAATGCTGCTACACGACGGCTCAACCCAGTTAGCTGAGCATGTCCAGCGCGCTGTCGCAGTCCGATCGCAAGGCTCTGTCGCAGTGTCATCACAAAGATCACCCGGGCCAATCGAGTTGTGTCGCTGCATGATCTGGGCAGCTGCACTTTGCTCGAGGCCGTCGGTGTCTGGGAAGCCGATGCTGGTCACTGTTAGTCAGTAACATACCCTCGGCACTCGGTCGAAGTACCTAGCCTTTCGTCGGGAACTGATTAGGCCGATCGAGTGCCACCATCACAGCGTTGCTGTCTGTAATGTTGTGGCATGGGATTATTTGATCGCAAAGTTAGCAAGGCCGCCATCAGTCCTGCGCCTGCTAAAGCGGCAGCAGCTGGAGCAATGAGTCCAGGCTATAACAGCAGCAATGTTGGCAAGAACATGATCGGTCAGTACTACACCTATCGTGAAGGTGAACTGCGCGCAGAAGCAATCTCAATCCCAGCAATTTCACGCGCACGCGATCTACTTGCATCCGTTATCGGCTGTATGCCACTAAAGATGTACAACGAAATGTGGAACGGCGAAGAAATGGAACGCGTTTATATTGCGCCACGCACTTGGTTACGCCGACCAGACCCAACTGTCCCTTACAACTTTCTTATGTCTTGGACATTTGATGATTTATACATGTACGGCAGAGCGTTTTGGTACATCACCAGCCGCACCGCTGACGGCTTCCCAGCAACCTTTACTCGACTACCAGCAGGCTCTGTCACAACAACAGACATGGCTGGCCCCGTATGGTTTGCGCCATCATCGCAAGTTTATTTCCAAGGCGGAGAGATCGACCCTAAAAACTTGGTGCAATTCTTGTCGCCAACACAGGGAATGGTCTATTCATCGCAGGCCGCTATTCAGACCGCGATCAAAATACAAGACGCTCGAGCGCGCAATGCTTCATCGTCGATCCCTGCTGGTGTGCTTAAGCAAACTGGTGGCGAACCACTAAGCGCACAAGAACTAGCCGATCTTGCAGCTGCATTTAACCAAGCACGCGCAACCAATCAGACCGCCGCGCTTAACGAGTTTCTATCTTACGAACCGACAACAATGTCACCAGACAAAATGCTGCTTATTGAGTCAGCAAACTACAGCGCACTAGAAACTGGTGGACGCATCGGCAATGTGCCGCCATATCTCATTGGCGTATCGACCGGCTCATATTCGTATCAGTCATCACAACAGGCGCGCATGGACTTGCTGTTCTTTGGTGTCAAACTTTACGCCGACGCAATAGCAGAAACATTGTCAATGAATAATGTCCTACCAAACGGGACTTTCGTAGCTTTCGATTACGAGTCCTATTTGGAAGATAACTATTTAGCAGACCAAATGGAAACACCAACAGCAGAAAACACGCAAGAGGAGATCGCAAGCTAATGATTAGATTTAACGCCCCATCCGCCACCATTGACGCAGCCGCAGGCGACGGCACACCATCACGAACCATCACAGGCATCGCCGTCCCGTACGGTGTCGCAGCAACAGTATCGGACGGTACAGCCGTAACCTTTGAGCAAGGCAGCTTGCCAGTCGAGGGCAAAGCCCCACGGCTCTACATGAACCACGACAGCAATCAGGCCATCGGCATTGTTACCGAGCGCGTCGATACCGCTGAAGGCATGTTGTTTAGTGCCAAGATCAGCAAGACCGCCGCAGGCGATGAGGCTTTGCAGCTTGCGCTTGACGGCGTACTTGACTCAGTATCGGTGGGCGTAAACCCGACCAAGACCCGAGCAAACAAGGATGGCTCAATCACCGTCCTCGCTGCCGACTGGATCGAGTTGTCAATGGTGCCAGTCCCAGCGTTTGCTGGAGCAATTATCACAGACATCGCAGCAAGTATCCACCACGAACCCGAAGAGACCGACAATAATGAAATACAAGAACCCACAGAGGAGACAGAACCCATGTCAGAAGTAACCGTCCCAGCAGTCGAGGCAACCATTCCAACAGCTGCAATTCCAGCACAACCAAAGCGCGAGTTTAAGTTGCCAACAGCAGGCGAGTTTATGGCTGCCTACCACATTGGTGGCGACACTTTCCAGAACATGAACAAAGCAGTTGCAGAGTACACAGCATCAAAGCGCACCGCACTACAAGCCGCAGCAGGCGATGTTCTTACAACCGATACGCCGGGTCTTTTGCCAGTCCCAGTCCTTGGCCCATTGGTACAAGACCTAAACTTCTTGCGCCCAGTGGTCGATGCAGTTGGCGCACGCGCTTACCCAGACAACGGACAATCCAAGACCTTTATCCGTCCAACGATTACTACGCACACCAGCGTCGCATCGCAATCAGAATTGAGTGCAGCATCAGCAACAACCATGGTCATTGCTTCTAATTCGGTAAGCAAGACCACGCTTGCTGGTCAAGTAACACTTTCTGTACAGGACATTGACTTCACTTCGCCTGCTGCGATGCAGCTGATCCTGAATGACTTGATGGGCGAGTACATGATCGCTTCCGACAATTTGGCAGCAGACAACTTGCTCGCAGCAGCAACATCGTCTGGTGTATGGGACTTAACAGTTGCCGACTTGCTGAAGAGTGTTTACGACTCAGCTGTTGACATTTCAAACGGTCGCAACTGGACACCGACGCACATGTTCGTGTCGCCAGATGTTTGGGGTCAACTCGGACAACTTGCAGACACCACTGGTCGCCCAGTGTTCCCATTCATCGGTGCAGGCCTCACAGGCCAGAACGCACTCGGTGGCGGAAACGCAACCTCATGGAACGGCAACCCACTCGGCTTGCAGTTGGTAGTTGACAGCAACTTCGCTGCCAAGACCATGGTCATCACTCGTGTTGGTCAAGGCCAAGGCGATGCTTACGAGTTTTACGAGTCAATCCGTGGCTTGATGAGCGTCGAAGTCCCAGCAACCTTAGGTCGAACCATGTCCTTCCATGGATATGTGTCAACCTTCGCTGCAATCGGTGGAATGATCCGCAAGATCACACAGGCCTAGTCGAGAGCGGAGCATCCGCTCATGGCTGTTTACAGCGTTACACAAAAGTATCTACTGGACAACTACGCCGTACTGCAACTTCTGACCCCCTCGGAAATTGCAGTCGGTCAGTCCATTACCGTTGCTTCAGTAGATGCAACTTTTAACGGCACATACACAGTTCGCGCATTGCCTCAATATCTGTACATCGGTATAGACAGTGAAGGCGATCTGCTTTACGACATAAATGTGCCAATCGCTAATCAGGTGCTTTACGCCAAAACCGCCAGCGATGTTGACCGCACCGCTGCCACCGGCACAATTACCTATACGCAGACTTGCACTTGGGTCACTGCCGCGCAGCTCATCACATACCTTGGCGTACAAATAACAGACCCATCAGACGATTACACGCTGATTACACAGGCAGTATCGGCTGGCAACAATTTTGCATATCGCCGCCGCCAAGAAGCTGGCTACATTGACAGTCTCACAACAAGTCCGGGTGGGGACGCAAGCCTCGGCACACTCATGTACTGTGCGGCCCTCTGGCGCTCCCGTGGCTCACTTGAGAACACTTTTGCATCGTTTGACGGAATGGGCGCAGCGCCTCAGCAGAGCCTCACACCGATCGTTAAACAGTTGCTCGGCATCGACAGGCCTGCCTGCGCCTAATGGCTTACACAGACGCTCTCAACGGGGCTATAGACAGCCTTACGACCACACTTACAGCGGTCACTGGCTTGCGAGTAGTTAACGACCCCACCAAGCTTGTCCCTAATTGCGTCTACATCGACGCGCCGTCCTTTACGACTGTCGCTGGCAATGGCAACATCATCCGCATGGACTTCCCAATCAAAGTCATCGGATCAGGCCCAGCAGGCCTACCAGTCCTACGCAGCATCCTTGACATCGTTAGCAAAGTCCTACTTAGTCCAATCATTGTCATGGCAGGCCGCCCCAGCAACCTCGAAATTGGTGGACAGCTCTTCCCATGCTACGACCTCGACTGTGGCATACAAGCACAAAGCGCATAAGGAGAAACCATGTACACCATTATCAGCCCACGCCTAGGTAACCCGGGCGATCAGTTCATCCCAAAGGAAGGTGTCAACATTGACGCACTGCTCGACGGCGGCCTGATATCCACCGACAGCGTAAAGAAATCATCTAAAGTCAAATCAGAACCCAAGGAGCAATAACATGGCTATCAGCAGCACCTACCTCTCGAACCCAAGCATCACGATCAACTCCGTAGACTTGACCGACCAATGCACAAGCGCAGTAATTAACTATGTGTCGGAGCAGTTGGAAAACACGACTTTTAGCAACACTTCGCGCAGCTTCACATCGGGTCTCTACTCAAACAGCGTGACTGTAACTCTCTTCCAGTCATACGCCGCAAGTGAGACCGAGGCCAGCATCTACAGCCTCGTAGGCAGTACTACAACACTGGTACTAAAGCCATCATCGTCAGCTGTCGGTGCAACTAACCCGTCGTACACATTGACTGGCGCGTTCTTGTCTGCACATACACCGATCAACGCTTCGCTTGGCGAACTGTCCACGATCGACTTGACATTTAGCGGTGGCGTTTTAACTAAAGCCGTCGCATGATTTCGCGGCATCAGCCGCTGAGAAATAGAAACAGCAAGACCGCACAAGCGGAGCCTTGCCCGACAAAGGAGAAACAATGAAAGTCAAACTATCTATTGACCTTGGCGACGGCAAGCCAGCACGCGAAATGGTAACCAACATGCTTGCCATCGTTGACTGGGAACGAACAGAAAACCGTCGATCAGCTGACGGCAAAGGCATCGGCTTCAGCGACATGTGCTGCTGGGCTTACACTCTTTGCAAACTTGCTGGAGACAAAGTGCCAGCAAACTGGCGCGAATGGGTTGCCGAAAATCCTGACATGACCATTACACCTATTAACGAGGTAGCAGACGAGACCCCTTTCATCGAGGGACTTGGCGGCGAAGCCTCTGCGAAGTCCTAGCGTTAACAGGCTTCTGGCCAAAGGAGATCGAGTTCACTATGCGAGACCTGAACACTGTCACCTATGTGCTTGAGCAGATGCACCGAAAGAAATAACCATGGCTGCGTCAGTTACCGTTGATGTCACCGTCCTAGGAATTAAGGACGCGCTTAAACAGATCAACAGCATTGACCCGAAGCTGCGCCGAGCAATCACTAAAGAATACAAGAGCATTGTTGCCCCGATAGTTAAATCAGCGCAGGACGCATACCCGGAACTGCCACCAATGTCGGGCTGGTCTCGAGCGTATAAATCGTTAGGAGCATGGGATGCTGGCAGGGTTAAGAAGGGTGTACAGGCAAAAGTAAATACTCGTAAAGCACGAAATCGTAACCTTGCTAAAGGCGCAAACTATGAAACTATTGGCACATTTATTGTGTACCAAAAGACAGGCTGGGGCTCAATCTTTGATATGGCTGGCAGGAAAACATCGTCACCAATGGTTGAGGTGCTAAACGCTCGATATGGCAATGCGTCCCGATCTATGTGGCCTGCATACGAACAGAACAAAGAACAAGTCGATCGTGAAATGCAAGGGCTTGTTAAGCAAGTTATGGACGAAGTGGATCGGTATTTGTAATGGCAATTAACATCCCAATTATTAGCGACTTTGACGCTAAAGGCGTTAACCGCGCCATTAAAGAGTTTCAGAATCTTGACGGCGTAGGCGAGAAAACAGGCTTTGCATTAAAGAAAGCCTTTGTCCCAGCGACTATTGCGCTCGGTGCTTTAACTGCCGGCATTGGCATGGCAACTAAAGCAGCAATGGAAGATGAAGCCCAGCAGCTTGAGTTGGCTCGCCAGTTACGCGTCACGACACAGGCCACCGATGCCCAGATTAAAGCGGTAGAGCAGTCCATTAGCGCGTTCAGTAAACAGACCGCTATGGCTGACGATCAGCTGCGTCCAGCTTTGGCGAACCTTGTGCGCGCTACAGGCTCGCTCGAGTTGTCACAGAAAGCACTGTCGGTCACCGCTGACCTTGCAACAGCCAAGAACATTGACATGGAGACCGCCAGCGTCGCAGTGTCTAAAGCCCTTGCCGGTCAGACCACTGCGCTCATCAAACTTGACCCATCGCTTAAGGGCGTGATTGACTCGTCGTCGAGCGCCGATGAGATCATGCAGGCGCTTAACAACTCGGTCGGCGGAGCAGCTGAGACCTTTGCCAACAGTGCTGAAGGCGGTCTAAAAAACTTCGGCATCCAAATGGACGAACTGAAAGAAAGCATTGGTGCAGCGTTTATTCCTGTAATGGAAAAACTGCTGCCCTATGTCCTGGACTTTACGACCTTCCTGCAAGACAACACCAAAGCGCTACTCATCGTTATCGGAGCGATCGCAGCGATGACAGCAGCCATCGTGACAGCCAATGTCGCTATGAAGGCATACAACGCATTTCAGTTGGTCGTTACGGCTGGCAACGCGGTGCTGGCAGGATCGTTTACTACGGTCTCGGCATCGGCTGGCGTATTAACTAAAGGCTTAGGGGTAGTCATCCTTACTCTTGGCCTGCTTTACGAGGTGTATCGCGAAGGCCCTCAAGCAGTAGCAGAGTTCATGCTGCCGTTTAAGCAATTTGCTGTCGGCGTGTACAACTCGGTCAAGGTAGTTGCCAACGGCGTAAACCAGATTATCAACGCTGCGATTATCGGACTTAACCAACTGATTAACGCGCTTAATGTAATACCGGGTGTCAGTATTGACCTCATCCCACTTGTGCCAATGCTTGACTACACATCGCTTCCACAATTAGATGTCCCAGCAGCAACAGGCTCAGGCTTCGCCCGTGAAGGCGGCACAGGGTCAATCGGCAGCAGTCCCTTGGCAATGATCGAGTCTGCCTTAGTCGGAACACCAGCAGCTGGCGGCGGTGGCGGCGGTGGCGGTGGCAAGTCCTCAAGCGTCCTAGACCTGAGCAAGAACTATGCAGGCAACATGGGCGGCAACTACGGCATCACAGGCAACGCAGCAGACTTCTCCAGCCTGTTCGACCAGTTCATGGTCGAGCGCGGCACACCCATCACAGTCAATGTAAACGGCGGTCTAGCAACATCAGCCGACATTGGGCGTGCTGTAGTGAACAGCATTAAAGCCATGAACCGAGTGGACGGCCCAGCACAAATACAGGTCGCCTGATGGCTGCCACAATTGTCCAATCAGGATCGTATGACTTACAGATCGCCACAGGCTTCCTTGTGGACGCGTTTACCCTAGACGACCCACTAAAAGGTGTGCTCAATAACACTGACTATGTGCTGGACGGTACGACAGAGTTTGCGTCCGTAATTGACGGCGCTACAGGCATCAGCGTGTTCCGTGGACGCAGAGACATCGGCGATCAGTTCACTGCTGGCACAATGAGCTTTGATCTAAACGACACATTTACTGGCGGCGTATTTAACCCGTTTGACACCGAGTCGCCGTATTACGACACCGCTCAAGCTGTACCGGGTCTAGCGCCAATGCGTAAAGTTATTCTGACCCGTGAAGGGCAAGAACTATTTACAGGTTACATTGTTGACTACAACTACAATTTTAGTCTTGGTGGTCTTGACACTGTTTCTGTTACTTGCGCCGATGACTTTTATTTGCTCAGCCAGACTTACCTAAACGAGTGGAATGTTGACGAGCAACTTGCCAGCGCTCGACTTGTTGCTTTACTTGCCAAACCTGAGGTTAATGCGTTTCAGTTGCCAGGTGAGCAGAACATTGCAACATCGACAATTACCCTTGGCGGCGCAGCTGCGTACACTGTCCCGAACGGCACATCGGTTGCCGCCTATACAGCCAAAATCAACGAGTCTGTACAGGGACGCATCTTTATCGCCCGTGACGGCGTGTTTACATTCCAAGACCGCATCGGTAACACCCTGTCAGGCTCGGTGGCAGATTTCCACGATGACGGCACAAACATCCCCTACGACAATGTGGGCATCTCATTTGAGGCCAACCAAGTCATCAACCGAGCGTCCGTAACCCATGCAGGCGCGACCAGCCCAGAGATCGCCGAGGACTTGACTTCTCAGGCCACCTACTTTATTCAGACCACAGCTATCTCAGACGCTCTAGTGCACAACAACACGGCAGCCCTAGCGCTTGCCAACTACTTACTTGTGGGCCAGCCTGAGGCGCGTTACACCAATGTGTCCACGGCTTTTGCATCCCTTACCGATCCTCAGCGTGATGTGGTAGCGGTCATTGAGATTGGCGATACGGTCACGATAGAAAAGTCGTTTACAAGCGGAAACACGATCACATCGCTGGCACAAGAATTAGCGGTCGAGGGCATCCAACACGAGATTGACCTAGCAACAGGCCACCGCATCACCCTGTTTACATCACCTACCACGCTGGTTTACCAGCTGATTTTGGACTCATTGGAGTATGGCACCATCGACGCAGAAAATGTCTTAGGATAAGGAGCACTTATGGGAGCAAACGCAGTTACAACAGTCCCCGTTTATACGGCAGGCGAAATCCTGACAGCGGCGGATATGAACATCACGAACTCTGGCATCCCAGTGTTTGCAACTACAACGACACGCGACGCAGCCTTTGGCGGCACAGGCGAAAAAACGCTTGCTGAAGGTCAGTTTGCTTATATTGAGGCAACAAACACGACGCAGTATTACGACGGCGCGGCTTGGCAAACGGTAGGAACAACCCCGGGCCTTGTGTGTGTCAAAGCGGAAACCGCGTTTAGCGGCGCATCAAGCGTGACAGCGGACAGCGTTTTTACTAGCACTTACACAAATTATGTTTTGATGTTTAACTATACGACATCAACAACTAATTTTCCGCAAATCAAATTGCGTGTCGGCGGAGTAAGTGCAAGCACCGCTTACACATCTCAACAGATGCAAGGCTTTAGCGGTTCAGTTACGACTAATGCGCGGTCGGCGGCAACTTCGTTTGAGTTTGCATATTACGGCAACGCAACACGCGAAGCCGCTGTAGTTAATATCATGGGGCCGCAACTTGCACAAGCAACCCAGTTTGTTGTTGGCGGTGGCGCATTAGGTGGTGCATTAGTACAAAACATCTACGGATTACATACAACGGCTACGGCTTATGACGGCATAGAAATACTTGTTGCAACAGGAACAATGACAGGAACATACGCAATTTACGGTTACAGCAAGGCGGTCTGATTATGAAAATTAACGACAACGGCGTAGATCGCGACATGACCGACACAGAGTTAGCTGAGTATGACGCATGGTCAACCATTGCACTAATTGAGCATGAACAACAACAACAAGCAGCCGCTGCTAAAGCGGCAGCACGCCAAGCAGTCTTAGACAAATTAGGACTCACAGCAGACGAAGCCGCAGCCCTTTTAGGCTAATGAAATGGGCGCGCAGATTACTGGCGTTATCGTGGCTGGCTGTTTTAGCGTTCTGGTGGCACTCATCCACACCATGAGAAAAGAAAACCGCAAAGACCACGGCGAAGTGCAAAGGTCATTAGGCCGCATAGAACAAAAAATAGACGGACACATGAAAGGCCACCAATGAAACCACAAGACAAAGCAATGATCGCCTCCTACGCTCGATCCATGGTTGGCGCATCCCTCGCCCTGTACCTTGCAGGCAACACCGACCCAAAAGACTTGCTGGCAGCTGCGATAGCGTCAGTAGCCCCAGTTCTTTTACGCTGGCTCAACCCGAAAGACCCATCGTATGGACGCACCAAAAACCCCACCGCTTAAACGGCACTACCACAAACTGGTATTACCCTCGACGCTCGCCCATGTCGTGCCGGGTGAACTACCAATCGGCTTGCTCAAAGATGTAAAGCCTTACGGCAAACTGCACATACTTGCAGCTGACGCATACATGGCTTTACGCGATGCAGCGTTCGCGGCAGGTGTCAAAACCTTTAAGCCCAGTTCCGCTTCAGACTGTTATCGCAGCATCTCGACACAGACCGTTGGCTTCCTTGCTCGATACCAGACACAGCCGATCGCAGGCGCATCGACGAGAACATGGAAGGGTGTCACTTACTACCTAAAACCGAACTGCGCCCCGATGGCTGCACCCGGCACAAGCCGCCACAACCTAGGGCTGGCAGTTGACATTTCGGACGCATCGGAAACAGGCCGCATGAACTTTATGCTTGCCAACATTCAGGCCTACGGCTTTACATGGGAAGTCGAATCCGAGCCTTGGCACATCTTTTACTATGTCGGCGACCGCGTTCCAACCCTTGTGCAGCAATGGAAACAGGCGAAAGCCTTGCTTTAGTCACATTCATTGCCTAGGGTCAAAGTACCGACGGAAGGCAAGCGAAAACCATGGACGCCAAGACCTACATCTACGAGGTGTACACCTCAAACCTAGAAACAGGTCAGCAAGTCATGGTGCAGATATTTCGTGACCCACTCGACGGTCGTGTGCTGCACTCGCAGCTCGCGTTTAAGGACGCCGCAGGCAGCTGGGGCATCCCATACCAACTGGAGAAAAAATGATCTTTTCAGCACCCAAAATAATCGCAGGCATTATAAGTACCATTTGGGCGTTTACGGCGTTCCTAGGGGTCGCTAGAAGCCTCCCAGAGGCAAATAGCAACATCATCCCAGCCGCCTACTATGAGGCCGTACTGACAGCCAGCACCACGACAGTCGCCCCGACTACCACGGTTACCACGATCGCCACTTGCGATGACGCATTGCAGCTTGCCCTTGACCTTGGCTTCCCAGCCGACCAACTTGGCACGCTCGATCTTGTCATGCACCGAGAATCACACTGCCAGACAACAGCTCATAACTTGAGTGACCCCAACTCAGGATCGTACGGCCTAACACAAATTAACGGCTTTTGGTGTCTGCCTAATAGCAATTGGCCTATCGGCTGGCTACAGGAAAAAGGCATCTTGGAAGAGTGCAGCGATCTTTTTAACGCGACGATCTCACTGCGCGCCACCCTTGCTATATACAACAATTCAGGATGGTCACCATGGGCAACAGCGAAGTAAACGACATTTATCCCGAGACAGGGATCACCGAACATACACGCGCAATGATGGGCATGATCGACGACCTGTTCACACCTAACCACATCAAACGGTCTAAAGCATCACACCTTTACCATCTGGTAGGCGAACTCGAAGCCCTACGCGACGATCTCCGCCGGATGGAAGACCCACGCGCCAACTTCCTGCAACTAGCAATCACCGAACTCAGCCAACTCATCATCTAACATCATCCCAGTACACCCGAACAAAGGACACCCGACATGTCAGACTTACAGCTCTTCCAAGCCACCCTCGGCCTAGGCGGATACAAAGAACAGCCATTCACGATCGAGCGCAATGTTGTTGCAATCAGCCGATCAGCACACCCAACATCAGCGAACGCTGCACTACGCGCACTACCTAAATCGGGGTCAAAGCGTAAACGCGTGTACGACTTCATTCAGCGTGTTGACGGTGCAACCGACGAAGAGATCGAAGAAGCACTCAGCATCTCAGGCAACACTGTTAGACCAACACGCGGCTCACTAGTCAAGGACGGCTTTATCGTGGACTCAGGCATTGTGCGTCTAACCAAAGCAGGCAACCCTGCAATCGTGTGGCGTGTGGCGTGACCAAGTTCGGCAGATACTTGCCGTCAGATCGCACAATCAAGCATCGCGAACGAACAGCCAAAGCAATAGAGACCGACAATAAGCGAAGAGAAAAGGCAGAGAAAATGGGTTTCGATCTACAGAATTATGAGACAGTGGCAGACAGACTTGTGCGCTGGTGGGACGCATATCCACAAGGCCGCATCGAGACCCACATTTATACCTATGACGGCACTCGCATCGTGATGCGCGCCGAAGGCTTTAACGACGAAGATCGCATGATCGCGTCCGGGTATGCCGAAGAAACGATCTCAGATCGTGGAGTTAACGCGACCAGTTTCGTAGAGAACTGCGAAACCAGTGCAATAGGCCGCATGATCTCAAACAGCCCGATCGGTACTGCTGGCCCTCGACCTTCACGCCAAGAGATGGAAAAGGTAGAACGAACTGTGCCTGTGCGCGCTGTAGTCGGCTCTGGGCAGCCTGTACCGAAGCCTCAGCCATCATCAGGCGCGTTTATAAGCCCTAAACAGCAGACATACATTAAGGCGCTTGCCCGTGGTAAAGGTTGGGACGAAGGCGAAACACTTGAGCAGCTGCACGCATTCCTAGGGGTCAACGATGTCATCTTGGAGACCTTGACCGCATCGCAGGCAAGCCGTGTTATTGAGGCATGGAAGTGAAAGAAGCAGACTTCCAAAAGATCGTCATAAACCTTGCCAAGATGCATGGCTGGCTTGTGCATCATCCGCTGCCATCTATGAACAGGCGCGGTGTCTGGGCAACCCATGAGCTAGGAGATCACGGCTTCCCTGACCTTGTACTTGCTCACCCTGCTGGGCGTGTTATATTCGCAGAACTTAAAAGCGACAAAGGCAAAGTCTCACCGCTACAAAGCAGATGGCTAAGCGTCCTCGAACAGGGCGCAGTGGTCTGGGTATGGCGGCCTGCTGACCTTGACTGGATAGCCAGTTACCTGCGTCAACCAATACTCAAAACTTCATAAGTCGCATAGACCTAAGCCCGTCGCAAGGCAGTTGGTAACACTCGGTAACGAGGGTAGATCGACGCGCCCTGAAACATGCAACACGAAATGAATCAGGCAAAGCGTCGAGGCGACCTGTAAACATAATCAGGTAGGTAATGAGGTAACGGACTGAGGCAACCCGTGGGTGAGCATTACCGCATTAGGCTCACACAGATGACATACCGTTAACAAACAACAACCGAGGCAACATGAACCCGACAACAGAACAGACTACAAGAAATCGAGAGCAAGCCGCTTGCGGCGCGCTAGCCCAAGCGAAGCGCGGGAGCAACCATGTCAGCTAAACGAGAACACACCACCAACGACCCCGTATACCGGGCGAACCGCAAACACATCCTTGCTAATAATCCCAACTGTCACTGGTGTGGACAGACCGCCGACACAACAGACCACCTAATCGAAGTAGATCAAGGCGGAGACAACTCAACAGACAACCTCGTACCAGCATGCAGATCATGCAACAGCAAACGCGGAGCAATCTATGTCAACAAAAAAACCCAACAAAGAATAAACGCACGAAACAACTTGCTACGAAACAACTCGACAACAAAATCTGAAAAAGAAAAGCCAAACGCTTTTTTATGGCCAACACATAGCC